GACAGCAACGATATACGCTGACTCTGCGGAGCCCAAGTCAATCGAAGAATTAAAACGACTAGGATACAGAAACATAAGATCGGCAACTAAAGGACCGGATTCGATTAGGGCCGGCATCAATAAGGTCAGAGAGTTCGAGGTACACGTAAACCCAGAATCTAAGAACCTCATCGAGGAGTACCAGTTTTACTCGTACAAACAAGGGACTGACAAACCACTCGACGATCACAATCACTTACTCGATGCACTCCGTTACGCACTCAGTAAGCATAGATCGGGTCCTGTAATTGCAGTGCCCACAATGACAAGATATTAATGGGAAAGAATAGAAAAGCACACCGTAAGAAAGTCAGGGCTAGGAATGCCCAAAAGAAAGCACAGCAGAACAAGGTGCTTAAGTACATTAAAGACCAAGGCATGACACCACAAGAAATGTTAGCCAAGATCCAACGGGGTGAGGTTAAGATTTCTGATGATCAGGTTTTCGGACCGAAGGAGACTGTTCTTCAATCTCCTCAGCATACCACGACTTTAACCCAAAGCGGTCCGGTAGGTCCATCAAACGAGATGGACGACACTCGGATAAAATATGTGACTCCTTATTCGCAGGCAGGGGAAACTCAGACCACGAACCCTCGGGATACACAATAATCAGACTATCAAAGTTAAGACCCGAATGCACCCTGATCTGCCACACGGTTCTTAACACCGAAGCAGGCAAGGGTAAGTGTTTCGGTTCACCCCACATCTGCCTCGCCCTTTCAAAGTCCTCCAACGAGATGGTTAGTTTCATACTTTAATAGGATTCTGGAAATCAATTTTAGCTGCTGCATCTGCTGGGATATCTCCACGGTAATACCAATCGTAAATAAGGGATACTGAACCCATGTTAACCAAGTAGTGTGCAACCGGACAACCTAAGCGGTTAGCCTTTTCGTAGATACCATGGGATTGCTCAGCCCATTTAAGTGGACAGTTAATAATGTCGTCTTCCCAATCGTCGTTGAATTGTGCTAAGAACCCAACCAAAACCCAGTGGGCTTCTGTAGCCAGGGTTTTCCAATTTTCGTAGGTGTAAGTCTTGTTTACAAAGTCACGATCTTCTTGTTCTAAGCGACTAAAGGCAGATCCGTTTTTTACCAGCCATTTGTAATTGTTAACATCGTCGCGATTAAGCTTAATGCGGTCGTAATAATTTTTTGTTGTACTCATACTATTATTTGTTAATGATAGTGCTAATATAAGGACCCCCGACGACCTAAAAAAATGAAATTTAAAAAAAGATACATAGTATAACTACAAATACAATCTATGGTTTATAACTGGAACAAACTTACTGTCGAACAATATTCCCGAATGGTCACTTTGGGCGAGCAGCCCACGACTGACCAGGTAATCTGGGCACTTACAGGGAAAAACAAAAACGATATAAAGCTGCACGAGGTTAAGTCTATGCACATCGGAGACCTTACCCCAAAGCTAGATCCCTTCTTTACTAAGTTCTTTACTCTCGATGGTGTACTCTATGGGTTCCAAGATATGAACGATCTTTCCTTTGGTCTGTTTGCCGACCTTACCGAAGAGGGCAAGAATGTCCAAGAGAACTTAGCCACCATGGTGTCTTATCTGTACCGCCCTGTAACTAAGATGAACAGATGGAACAGATTTAAACTAAGAGTTATGGAAGCCATTGCCAAAAGGACCACAACAGTCTGGGCATTAAAGATGGTGTACAAGCTTTTAGATTCTATAAAGTTCGAGATCGAAGAGTACGATCCTGTTAAATGTGACATGCGCTATAAGGCCATAAAAAAAGCACCCGCCTCGGCAGCACATAATGTCGCTAGTTTTTTTTTGATTTTATCAAAGGAATTGCAGACAAATTCCCGCAGATCTATGGTGATGATGCTAAAGGAAACAGTGAAGACGATGAGGACTCAAGCTACCTTGATCAGGGACAAGCAAGAGCAGACTTAAGTGGCTGGGGATGGTTCCCTATAGTCTGGCGTATCTCCGGAGAGAACGCTGCAAACCTTGATAATGTAATGCGCCAAAATTATCTTACCATACTTACCACCATTGCTTACTTAACTGACAAAGCTAAGCAAGAAGAATTAGAAGCCGCTAGGATAAGGAAGGGACGTTAGAAAAATAATCTGTTTTCATATTTACTTATATGCCAGTAACTACACAACTACAATTAGTCGACAGACTTAGGGATACAGCATCGGCTCACAAAATGGTTAGCGATGTACGCTATGGGTTCTTAACCGACATAGATGACATGCCGGATTTTACCCCTCCGACAGTCTATATTATACCTTCTCAGGTTAACGTACCCAGGGATGGGATCTTTGCTTACCAGTTCCAATTGGTGTGCTTCGATATGCTTCTCCCAGATAAGTCCAACTTCGATGATGTAATCTCGGACTGTACTGGTATTCTGATTGACATATACACTAAGCTTTTGTACATAGACGGAAACGATTCTTGGTCTCCCCAAACAGGTACACTTATACTACCTTTCCAGGAGAGGTTTAAAGACTACTGTGCAGGAGCAACAATGACACTAACAATAAACATCTTCCAAGATAACTGTACGCCCAATCTACCTTTTAATTAATGCAAGTAGAATTAGATCCATATGAATTCCAGAACCTACTAACGGTTATAGCCCAGGAGGAACTAAACAAATCGGGAATCAAGCAACAGACTGGTTCCCTTTTCCGTTCTTGTCAGGTAACTGTAGAGGGCACGGCAGAAGAACCAGTTTACGTGCTGGAATTCAACGACTATGGACTTTTCTTAGATGCTGGTGTACAAGGAACACTAAGTGGTAGAACAGGGGCTGGTTATGACGGACAGTCTTACAGATACTCGGGTCAGTTTAAGATGATCGGAGGTAACCTACCCTATGGAGCCAGGGTAAACATATACAAGTTTGGTATCGAACCCAGACCTTGGGTACAAAATGCTATAGATGCAATAACAGATGCAGCTGCAGCAGGCTTCGAACAACAGTTAACTCCACAGATCGAAGAGGTTATTGTAAGAACAATAGAAAGCGTAAACAAATAACATGGCATACACGACTACAGAACCAGGCAACGAGTATTTACCATCTGAAAACATAGCATGGTTTTCCGCAGACTCGACAGACAAGAACGAAGACTCTTTTGTCTATCGTTACCGCCTGCAGATCACAGACACCGACACAGCCTTTACTACGGGCACCACAGGTTCGGATGTTATTGGTACATTCCGTGTACCACCAAGACCTGTAACAGGTTTAGGTTACTTTTCACCCAATGCTGTGGCCAAAACCCATGTCACCACACCGCTAGAATACCCCACCGATGCTGGAACTACAGGAGCGGGAGTTAAGAAATTCCGTATAGTATATGGACAAGAATACGTAACCACCTCTGGTGCAACCGGCATGGATAGCGCAACCGGTGGAACCCATTACCTCTGGAACTCGATCCTGCTCGACGAGGATTACCCAACTTACAACCAAGACAGCTACATACTGCAACCGGGGTTAACCGGGGTTAACTTTCTAACCGATGGACCTAACACAAGATGCACACTTACCAACGACCTGCTTTACACAGTGGTTGGAGCATCCGCTGGTTTTATCAGAGACAAAGACGATCTTATCCAACCCACAAGTGCCCAGAACTACCAAACTCCATCCAACTACACTAATTACTGGCAAGAAATTGTAGGTGTGGGCACAACGGGTTCTGGTTGGCAGACTATAGGTGGTAATGGTATTAGACCAGATTATACCGTAATTGGCACTGGTGAATATTCACACTACGTTACTACTAACACACCAATTGGACCAGTATACCAAGGTGCTGTTATTAATGTTTCATTGTCTACCTCAACTGGATGGGCTGGTGCTGCCACTACTAACGAAATGTGGCTAATGGGTTTAAACCCAGGAGATACCGAACCCCAACCAATTGTAGTAATGTCAGAATCAAACAATGGTGGTTTTATTCAATACACAGTAACTGATTATGTCGCAACCCAAGATTGGGATTACATTGGTTTTGTTTGGAAGAATGTCGGGGAGTCTTCAGCCCCTATTATTAGGCAAGTAGACACTTGGAATATAGATGGTAGATCTGCCTATTGGAATGTCTTACCAACAGGTGCAACTGCTTCGACCCAATATCCTATCGCAGCCAATTCAGACCAAGTTCGTTTTGCTTACCTCAACGTGGGAACTGCAGGGGCTGGAGTTACTGGAGGCTTCTCAGTGTATGTGACTGATGCCAACGGAAACACACTAACAGAAACCATTGCATATTCAGAAGACAATTGCGATGCTTGTTCCAATTGCGATAAGGTAACACTAACTTGGCTTAACTCTCTCGGCGGATACGACGCCTACGAGTTCAATTGCCTCTCAGGTAAACAACTGGATGTGCAAAGAGTCATTGGGGATCGAACTTTAACCCCGGGGTATACTAAAGGGCAACGTGGTAGGCTAAACACTGCAAATGTGGCTACCAGAAGCAAAGTGGTAAACACCAACTATGAAACAGATGCTATAATTACTTGGCTAGAATCCATGTTTATGTCTCCCGATGTTTACGAGGTACAGTCAGATGGTACGTTTATACCTGTAATTATAGATACTACCTCTTACTCGCAGTATGTAACCCAAGACAAGCTAAAAATTGCAGAGTTC